ATCTGCTATATCATTACCTGTGTAATCTACAGTAAACATATATTTACCAGTGTAAAACTCGCCATCAATTTTACATATCCACGGTGATGAACTTACACGATCCATAATAACAACACTATGGTCTCTAGATTCACAATCCCAAGGTTGGCATAAATGATCTAACATTGGCTCGGGCCATTCTTGCAAGGGTATATCTGCAACTAATGCTTCTATTGGCATCCTTGCCCACATAGCACCGCCATGTACATTTTCGCCTGTTTCCTCTAGCTCTTCACAACCTGTAAATACAACCTGAAAACTTAACGACCTATCAGGTATTGTATTTACTGCAAAAGCCACTGCATGGAGATATTCGCCATGATAATCCATATGATTACAAGTAAACTCCCTCCGCACCCAACAATTAAAGTGCGGAACATTACTAATCAAATAAGGCATAAACCATTAACCTCTAGTGTTTGCATTTCTTTGCAAAGCAATCCTAGCTCTCATTTGTGCAATATCCTCTGTACTGTTTATCCTATCTTGGCCTAATTGGAATTGTTGCTGTTGCCGTTGTTGATCTAAAGCTAACTTTCTTTGGTCTGTTTGCTGGTCAGCCAACATTTCCTGTTCACGCAATGCTAACTCTTGTTGCTTGATCTTGACAAGTGGGTCTTCCTCTTGTGCTGGTGGCATCGATTGCTGGAACTGTGCAATTAATTGTGCTTGCGTTTGAGCAATCATACCTTCTACTTGTTCTGGTGAAACTTGTTGTCCCTGCATTTGTTGCTGTACAATTATCCTAGCTTTTAAACCAAGATGTTCGTAGATATGTTTTTCTAGTAATATAGCTACAGGTGGTTGCATTTGAGCAACCCTACTATTGATATATGCTAAATGCACTGCTATATGAGCATCGTGGTCTTGTTCTGGGTAAGCTTGTAATTTACCCTGCCCATTAGCCACATTACTCGTTTCCATATTCTCCATTGTTGGATCCATAGGGCGTTGCTCAGGTTCAGGTTTTAATATTTGATCAATATTATTTACACCTAAAGCCTCATACACTCGGTGATATGCTTCATACAAATTGTGCATATCGGGCGCAGCAACCGCTAATTTGAGTTGTTCTTGTGCTAATACAACCCTTTGTGACATACTAAAAATATTTGGGTCACTTACTGGCAGAATATCTATCCTACCATCAAAATCTTGAGCTTTTATTTGTGCATCTGCTCCTGCATTGTATGGATAAGGCCGTGGATCTTGTGCAAACAACGCACCTAACATTTTTAATTCTTGTTTTAATGACGCATGTAATCGTTTATGCACTGCAGAAACTATACGGCTACCTCTCTCAAGTAGCGCAATAGTTGTACCAACAGGCATTTCTTGGTTACCCTGACCAACACCCATATCAGTCGTACCAATAAACCGTTGTGCGGCATCAACAACAAAACCCATTAATTGAAACAGCGTTCCACTAGGCTCTTTATACGGTAATGGCATTAAAGATGCTTTTAAATCACCTCCTGGAACATCAACATCCCTAAATTCTCCTGGATTTAGTGGGCTTTGCTCATCTGCAATCCGCAAACCACGAGCTTTAAATCCTGCTGGCATATTTGCCAAGGTACCAGAGTCAATTAACTGCCGTAAATTAGCTGTTGCCGTCCTAGATAAATTACCAAGCAGATGTATAAGCCCAAAACCGTAAAAACCTAATCCTGGAGTAAATTTATATTGCACAAAATGTTGAATTTTATCTTTATTTGGGTCATTTTGTAAGTAATTACGCCTAATTGACAATACTTCGCCTGTATCTTTACATACCGTTACGATATATGGCAGTTTTAGTCCTGTACTTTCTCCATCATCACCCTTATCTGTATATTCTTCTAGGTCTAAGAAACAATGACATTCAAGCAATGTAAATTGTTCATCATTATATGCAGGGCTTACACCCTCAATATCATCATAAGCAGTCTGAACATCATCTGTTTCTGGCGATGCACTGCTCTCACTATCCATTTCCATGTAAAAACCAGATAATTGTAGCTTTTTTAACTCATTTTTTGACATTTTTATCACATGAGTTATCCGCTCTGCAGATTGTAGATCTGTAGCAATGTACGGAACAATCACATCTTCAGCTGGCACAAACTTACTTACTGGCCTATCTAGCATTTCATCGCGGTAAATTTTCTTAAATGCACTCCCTGCTAATCCTAAGTAATACAACATTTGGTCAAACTCAGGTTCATACTCTTCCATCTCATACATTATCTGATAATTCATGTATGTTTGTACTCGTTGGGCCTGTTGTTCTGTTTCCGGTGTTGGCACACCAATAATATTTGCTCGTACTGGCCCTTGGCTTGGCAACATTTCTTTATATGCTGATGCCTGAAACTGTGTAACAGCCTCATTTAATAATGGATGTATTACACCAGTAGCACCCTCAAACGGCTCAGTACGTGTTTCATACCGCATACCAAGCAAATCTAATCCTTTAATATAAGTATCTTCCCAATCACTACGGCTACTTTTATCTTCTTCTACTGTAGATGTTACATAACTCGCAACTTCAGCTAATGTGGTATCTTTTAAACCTTCCGCTAAATTATCGTAAAAATTTGCAGGCTCTTCACCAAATACCTGCTCATCCATACCTGCGGTTATTTCTACACCGCCATCATCATCTTCTACGATTTCTATCTCACCTTGGAAAAAATCATTCTGTTGGTTAAGCAAATCCTCTTCTTCAAAACTTAAATCAGAAACTGGTGCCTGTATTAAAGCGCGATCTACATTGTTTGCTTTAGGAGATAATGCCATTAATAGTAACTCCTTACTCTTGGGGGTGCCTCTTCATCTTCATAATCTTCTGGGTGCTGTATAAAACCACCCTCTCTAAATCTTCGCAACGCCTGTGTTACCGTATCAACATAATCATCATGCTCTCCAGCAGGAAACGCCGCACACTCCTCAATCACCTCTTCCGACCAACGAGTATCTGGCGCCCATACTAATCCTGATTCGAGTAATGGTGCAATAGAATTTACTCGCGTATATTTATCATTACCTCTAGAAGGACTATAATTCTGCACCGGAATACCCATATTACGCAATTCTTGGGTTAATGGCATACCCGAAGCTTTTGCCTCAATTAATACACATTCCGGATCCCAATACTTATATTCCTCTAATGCTTTACGTCGTAACTCAGGAAAATCCCACCTACCCCTCTGGGCATCAACAAGTAATATATTTGCTGGCGCTCCATCATACGGATAAAATACTCCCCACGTTGTTATAGCACTGTAATCTGCTGATTCTTTTTTACTATACGCTGTATCATAAGATTGCATGACATAATCTAAATGCGGTAACTCTTCTTTCTCCCACTCCTGCCACCAATCACGTTTAAGTATCGCAGCTCCCTCACTCGTCGGGTTTTGCTGCCACTGCGCTTCCCATTTACCTACCGATAAACTTCCCTTAACCGCTAATAAATCTTCCTTCTTCCAATACTCAGGCCATAATGGTTCATTCGACTCTGGCATTAATGCTGGAAACTCTACAACTTCCCACTTATCTGCTAATATATCTCGCGCCTGCTGACGCAACAGCTTACCTGTTAAATCATTCTCAGCCCAACGAGTCATTATAATTACTATACTCCCTCCAGGCTGTAATCGCTGACGCGGGCCAGATGTATACCACTCATAAGCATGTTCCAACGCTGTAGGCGATAACGCATCTTGTTCAGAATGAGGGTCATCAATAATTAATAAATCCGCACCACGGCCCGTCACCGCTCCACCAACTCCAGCCGCAAAATATTCACCACCCTTTGATGTCTCCCATCTACCAGCAGCTTGGCTATCTGCTCGTAACTCAATATCAAATATACCTCGATATTCATCAGTATTCATTAAATTTCTTGTTTTACGTCCAAACCTAAATGCTAACTCTGCCGTATGCGTTGTCTGCATAATCTTTAATGTTGGCTTTTTACCCATTAACCACGAAGGCAATAAATAACTACCAAACTCACTCTTCGTATGTCGGGGGGGCATATTCACAATTAACCGTTTTAAATCACCAGAAGCTAATCGGTTAAACTTCTCTGCCATTATTCCATGGTGGCGTCCATTCACAAACTCAGGCCATACCATCTGGCAATACGTCATAAAATCACTACGTGCTGACTCCGCCTTAGTTAAATAACTCGCTCGGTCTAATAACGTAGCAAACTTTTTTAAATGTTCTTCAGGAACATGCTCCAACTCACTAACCATATTTTCTTATATATCGAAAATTTTTCAAGGACAATGAACCTATAATCAATACTAACAAAAAGGGGGGGTAAGTCAACGGACTTGGCTTTCTGGTAATATGTTTTTGGATAATTTTGAATCGTGCGAAACAGGGTAAATGGTGCTACGTATACCACCATTTTTGGCTCAGGGGGGCCGCAAAAGTTGGCATGGTTTTTGCCGCGCCAAAATTTAGGGGTACCTAGGCAAACTAGTTGCCTAGCTAATAGTTGTTTAGCTAATAGTTGCCTAGGCAACTAAATAGGCACAAAAAAAGGCGGGGCAATTTTGCCCCGCCAAAAACCCTTAGGCTTTTTTGGTATATGGTTTAACTACTAGCTGTACTTGTGGCACGCCCCATGTACTAGCGTTGCGGCTAAAACCGCCGTTAAGCAATGCCAACAAAACTATTGGCTTGTTTTTGCTTTGCCCGCCGCTGGGTATACCCATAGTAGTTGGCTTTGCCCAGTTGGCGGGGTTTTTGCCCGCGCTAACTGCGGCGTTAAGCCATTGGCCCAAAGTAAGGTTGCTATTAAAGGCATGCCATAACATGGTTTGGCGTACGCCATAAATGCTTTGCAAGCCAGTAGGGCTGGCGGGGTTAGGCGTTGCACCTACCATAAAACCGCCAAGCTTTTTGCATGGGGCCTTGCCGCCTTTACCCATTGTAAAACTAGCAAAGCTAGTGCCGTTGTAAGGCTGTATAACAACGTTGTTAGGGTTGCCCATGGCCTTAGTATTAATAAAGTTTTTTACAGCTGCATAATTAAATGCCCCTGTTTTGGTAAGTAGTGGCCCCATTAAAACGGCACCGTTGCTAATGCCAATTTTGTTAATTAACGTGGTGCCAGTGTTGTTTGCTTTTACCATTTTATAAACCCTTTTTAATGGTGCGGCGCTAACCGCGTTAAGGCATTATTGCCATAGTTATTAATATAATGTATTGCACATTATATGTAAACCCCAATAATGCATTTTTTTAAAAAAATTTTTGCGGCCCAGAAACGACAAGATTTGACTTGACGTGATATATGTGCATGTACCTATATCAATAACAATCGTACATGCTCACGCTCTCTCTCATCGTAATCTTAATCTCAACTGTAATCTTAATCTCAACTGTAATCGTAAAACATTGCCAATAAACAAACGACAATAAGACAAATCACAAATACCATTGGTCAATACCTTTGCTAGTTAAACAATGGCTATTGTATACACTGCCACAATGGTCAGTTGTTGTCGTTTGTTGTATTTTTTGCTCTCGTCAATTATTGATCGTCCCCGATCAATATTGATCAATATATATTATCATCAATCATTATCTATCTTCTTCTCTCCGTCGTAATCTTCTCTCCGTCGTAATCTTCTCTCCGTCGTAATCTTGATTTGATTTGAGTTGAGATGAGACGATGATGAAAGAATATGATTGATGACACCATGCCAATCAAACGGTGACTCGCAACACCAGTCAGGTTCTAATGGTGCATGGCTCTTAGTCTCTCCCATCTTAATCGCTCTTTCTCCTCCAAATATATTCAGGGTAGAGGACGAAGGATGATGAACCAAGTTGTAAACCTGACCTTTATTCATAAAATATCTGGTTTGCCACGCAATTTGGTGTGGGCGCAATGCAATGCTTTTTAGTGACTTTAACCTGTGGACTTTAAGTTCAAGCCAAAAACTTGTTCCGTCAATTATGCCATGTAGGTCGGGTATCCCTGGAGTCGCCCAAGACTCTAAGCGCGTCCAAAACACGCCTAGATCTTGAGTCCCCTCTCTTAACTTATGCCAAAGTTTACTCTCTGGCTTGTTAGTCATGGCTTGCACCTAACCTTGCTGACTCTACCAATTTGGCACAGTCAGGACATTCAACAACATGGCTACGCAGTGGCGATGCTTGGCGTCCATGTGTAACAACACGTATCAAGTCCGCACCACACAAAGCACCGTTTTCAGCATACACATCCACAGACCTGTACACGCTCAACTTTAGTGGTGTATCTGCAAGGTAATAATGCACGACTCCGCTAGGGTTTAGGTGAGGAACATAACCCTCACCCATACCACGGTGCGTTTCAAAAAACACATCATGTTCAATTGGTTTATTAATCATATGTCTAACCCTTTCTCGGTTAATTGTTACTATAGTTATAGTAGCCTTGGGAGGTACAAAGAGTAAGTGCTTTTATATCTTATTTTGTCTTATCTTTAACCTGTCCTTCTATTACTACATTGCCATCAGCAACAGCGGCAAGAGCAGGGAACTCTTTTTGTAGCTTTTGTATTTCTTTCATTACTTGCTCTTTATCCATCTGGTCTATTTTACCATGGAGTATTTCTTTACGATCAATGTAGAGGCCTGCGGCTTGGCCTCGTGATTTTTCAGCAGCGACAGCTGCGGCGAAGTTACCGCCAGTCATAGCTGCATCACGTATCTCTGCCAACTTTTTAACGTGGCCCTCAAAAGTAACTTCATATTTTTTAGCAAGTTCACTTTTAAGTTCGCCTATCCTCGCTACTACGTGTGGGTAGCGTTGACCGTTTAGCAATTGTGATGCTATGGCATGTGCAGATTTTACCGAGTACCCTGCCCTGACTGCGGCCTCTGTTTGACTGATATCCTCACATACATACAATCTTGCAAACTCTTCTTGTTTAGGTGTGATGTTCTTTTCTGTTCGTGGGTTAGCTACTATTTCAAGTTTTGGTTTATGAGTAGCTTTGGCTAAAACCATGTGGATATCCTTTTTGTTGAGCTACTTTGCTATAATAGGAGGAATTACGAAAAGTTACTAGTTTTAAAAATTTCAAAAACGATCGCGCGTACCGAGAAAGTTACTGATTACTTGAACCATTGATTATGTACAATATCTCAATACCTATGCTA